CGAGAGCGACGGCTCAGGTGAGGCCTCTGTTAAAAAAGTTGACGTTTCGGCGTTAGCTAATAACAGTGCGGGCGACGCTTGTTCTTCGGTTTCCATTTCAAGGATCTATTGGGCCTGTCGTGGTATGGGCGTTGACATTGAGTTTGACGCAAGCACCAACGTCTTGGCAATACCTTTACCGGCTGATAGCACAGGTGATGAATATTACGATTTATTTACAGGTATACCCAATAACGCAGGATCAGGCGTAACCGGAGATATTGACTTTACTACGGTAGGTCACAGTAACGGTGACGCTTATTCTATTATTTTGGTGCTTACCAAAAACTATTAGAGTGGCGACGACTAAAGATGTAAAAAGGACTCCCAGCGGTAGACTTAATTATCGCGGGGAGACTTTTTCTGGTTACAACAAACAAAAACGAACGCCTGGTAAAAACAAAAAGTTTGCGGTCTTAGCAAAAAAAGGCGATCAAGTAAAAATAGTGCGTTACGGAGATCCAAATTTAAGTATCAAAAAAGATCAACCGGCGCGTAGAAAAAGTTTCCGAGCAAGACACAACTGCGATGCGGTGCAAAAAAAGAAAGATGTATTTGCGGCGTCGTATTGGTCATGCAAAAATTGGTAAATAATCATGGCAAAAGAAAAAATTAACAAAGTTGTTAAACAACTAAAAAAAGCTAGCAAGACTCATGCGGGTCAAGCAAAAACGCTTGAGGCAATCAAAATGAAAAAAGGCGGAGGCGCAAAATCCGATGTGCCATCTAACGTTGCTAATCCAACTAAATACAGACAAGCAAAAGCCAAAGCAAAAAGAAAGTTTAAGGTCTACCCGTCTGCTTACGCAAACGCTTACATGGTCCAAGAGTACAAAAGAATGGGCGGTAAGTATAAGGGCGCTAAAAAAGCAGAAGGCGGAGAAATGAAAGGTTTAAAACCCATACCGGCCGATAACAAAGGTCTACCTAAACTACCCAAAAGAGTGAGAAATAAAATGGGTTTCATGCGACAAGGTGGCGCGGTAACGATGGTACAGGGCAGAGGTTGTGGCGCTATGATGCAATCCAAACGTAAAAAAACCAGAGTCCCTAGTTCGTAATGGTAGCTAAAGCAAGCACAATCAAGCGCAAAATAAAACAAGGCAAAAAGCTTGGTTTTAGTGAGCGTGCATCTGCAAAAGCCAGAGGCCTGATAAAAAGAGCCGATGGCACAAAACGTAAAAGTCCAAAATACAAAAGAAAATGAAAAAGAAAAGAGATCCTAAAGTTGGCACAGGCAAAAAACCTAAAGGATCCGGCAGAAGGTTATACACCGATGAAAACCCAAAAGATACCGTCAGTATTAAGTTTGCAACCATGAAAGACGCAAACGCTACGGTAAACAAAGTCAAAAGAATCAAGAAACCGTACGCACGCAAAATACAAATACTGACAGTTGGCGAGCAACGCGCTAAGGTTATGGGCAAAACAGGCATAGCCAACGTTTTCAAAAAAGGTAAACAAGCAATAAGAAAAGCACATGGCAAAGACTAGCGGAGGACTAACCAAGTGGTTCCAACAAGATTGGGTCGACATTGGTGCGCCCAAAAAAGGTGGCGGCTTTGCTAAATGCGGCAGATCTAAACTAAAAGCGGACAGAAAAAGAAAGTACCCAAAATGTGTGCCGGCTGCTAAAGCGCGACGTATGACTAAAGGACAAATCAAATCAGCGGTGTCTCGTAAAAGAGCAAAAAAACAAGGCGTTGGTGGCAAACCAACAAATGTTAAAACTTTTGCGGCCACAGGTGGTATGATAAAATCAAAACCTAATATGGGTTTATACGGAAGGAGCTAACAATGAAAGGAACTAAATACAGAGCCAGAGGTGGTGGCATGAAAGGAACCAAAATGAGAGCTATGGGCGGTTCTATGAAAGGAACTAAGTACAGAGCTATGGGCGGTTCTATGAAAGGCACAAAAGGTATGGCAATGGGTGGAGCAGCAGCCAGAGAGCGAGCTGCAACCGGTATGTCAAATATGCCTGCCTCAGTTATGAAAGCGCTTATGGGTGAAGGCACTAGAGCAGCAGGTCAAACTCCGGCTTTGCGCGGAACTAAAGGCATGGCCAGAGGCGGAGCTATGAAGGGTACCAAAGGCATGGCTAAAGGTGGTGCTATGAAGGGCACCAAAGGTAAAGCCAAAGGCGGAGCCATGAAAGGCACCAAAGGCATGGCTGTAGGTGGAGCCGCATCAGGCAGAATGGCAAAAGTCGCGGCCCAAGCCAAGATGACGGGAAAAATGGCAAAAAGAAAAAAAGCTAGAAAAGGCATTAGAAAAAAACTTTAAAAAACAAAAATTAAATTAAGTGGCGTATTTAATTTCAAACATACCTCAGTTTAAATGCTGGGTTCGTAAAGAGTTTACGGCTAATCACCAAAACTATCATGGCGAGTATTTGCACGCTTTAGCGTTTGCTGTAAACACGATTCCTGACCGATCTCTTTCTTTTCAAGTGGTTTTTACCGGTTGTGAAACCGACTTTGAAGATTACCCTGACGAAAACGTACACGGTGGCGCTATGTGGGCCCGTATGCCTATCGAGGCGCTAGTAGCCGACATACCCCTAGCTAAATGGCCAGAACCCATGGAAGATCACCTAGCGCAACCTTGGGACTGTTTAAGTCACCATCATTCGGTGATAACCATGGACAGAGTTAGCTCGTCTCCTTGGATCTGCAAAATAGGTGGAGAGTTCTATACCGGCAGATACATGTTTACCGTAGATTACACAGAACACAGCATAGCCGATGATCCGGCTCAACATAAGCAATCACATGTGTTATATTTAACTGACGCCGGTGACTACACAGGCAATATTGTTGCATTACCGAACAATAGAGTAAGAGCGACAAATCCTGCGTTATGGCGTGTGGGCGAAGGCGCTCCCGACTTCTCGCCAAGTCAGTGGGTGCACTCAGCTGAGGGACATGAAAGTTACATGGATCCTGAGATTACGTTTAACAACTTATACAGTGACGGGATTGAAGAAGATTAATGGCAACATCAGGCAGCAAAAACTTTGAATTAGATGTAGCTGATTACGTTGAAGAGGCATTTGAACGCTGCGGTTTGGAACTTCGTACCGGTTACGATCTTAAAAGCGCAAATAGAAGTCTTAACCTAATGTTGGCAGAATGGGCCAACAGAGGTTTAAATCAATGGACCATCACAGAAAAAACTGTGGACATGGTTAAAGATACGAAAACTTATAACGTTGATAGCACAAACGGTACGGCGCCGATAGATGTATTGGACGTGTTTATTCGAGAAACGGTAAGCAACGAAACCACAGACATACCCATGAGTAGACTAAGCAGGGCCGAGTACGCACACATAACGACTAAATCTACTACCGGTAAACCAAATCAATTTTTTATCAACAAACAATTAACACCGACCATATCGGTTTGGCCGACACCAGATAAATCTAGCACTTACACAATTCACATGAACGTCTTGGTTAGGATGGACGATGCTGACGCCGGCGCAAACACATTAGATCTGCCGTTTAGATTCTTGGTTTACACGAATGTGGGCGACGGCAAATTAGGATCTGTGCTTACAACTTTTTCTGTTAGTGTTGGTTTAGGTGAGGTTACAATAACAACATGAGTTTTACGTTAGCTACATTAAAAACGGCTGTGCAAGATTACTTACAGGTATCTGAATCCACGTTTACAAGTCAGTTGGATAGGTTTATACAAGAATCAGAAGATAGAATCTTTTCCTTAGTCCAACTGCCTAACCAAAGAAAAAACGTGCAAGGCACGCTAACAGCAGGAACTAGGTTTTTGGCGACTCCGACAGATTTTTATGCGCCTATGAGTTTGGCGATAATTAATTCATCAACATACGATTACTTGGATTACAAACATCCATCATTTATCAAAGAGTTCTCGCCTGGTACAACACAAGGCACACCTAAGTATTACTCTTTGTTTGACGAAACATCTTTTGAAGTGAGTCCTATACCTGATAGCGGGTATACGGTTGAACTTCATTATTTACATAAACCAGCCTCTTTAACGAGTGGTAGTGACAGTGGTACAACATTTTTGTCTACGGATTATCCGGACGCATTGTTGTACGGAGCGTTGGTAGAAGGAGCAGTCTTTCTCAAAGAACCGCTAGATGTCGTTGCTCAGTTTGAAGGGCGATTCAAGGAGGCGATAGCTAGAATGAAAAATACATCAGAGGGTCGCGGCACACGCGACGAGTATAGATACGATTCAGTCCGCTCTAGCGTGACTTAGTGGAACCTATACAAGAATTACAAGGCAAAAAAATAGCAATCATAGGCTTGGGTGTGTCACAAGTCGATTTTGCTATAGGTTTAGAAAACTCAAGAACGTGGGATGAGATTTGGTGCATCAACTCGGCCGGCTTGGTATATCCAGCAGATAGAATATTTGCATTAGATCCGGCGAGTAGATTTTTTGATTCTGACGATGCTGGCAAACAAACAGAGGCCATGAAAAAGTTAATGAGTGAAACCGATACGCCTATCTATACTTCGGAGTTAGATCCCAGAGTGAAAAACCCTGTGCTCTATCCGGTTAGCGAAGTTTGTAACGCGACTAAGTGTGCCTACATGAATAACACCGTGGCTTTTGCCCTTGCGTTTGCTATGTGGAACAAAGTAGCCAGAGTGGATCTATTCGGCATAGATTTTTCTTACAAGGAAAATATGCACTTTGCCGAGGCAGGCAGAGCTTGTGTTGAGTTTTGGATTAGTAAATTGATGTGCGAAGACATCATAGTTGGTATCAGCGGAAGATCGACAGTCTTAGATTCTAACGTGCCGGCCACACAAAAACTCTATGGTTTTCATAGGTTGGCAAAACCTTTGGTGGCAGTTCCGCATAACGGTGAGTTTATTATTGGTCCTTACGATGAAATAAACGAAAAATTAGAAAAGGTTGGATTAAAAATAAATGAAGATGTGGTCCCGCCAGAACCGTACAAAGGGTGATATGAGCGTTGATAGCGATTTTGAGTTAGGACAAATATCTATACATACGACCGATAATAAGGGACACGATCCTGAGTTTTGGGCAGCACAAGCAACAAAAAAAATATGTGAATACTCTGAAAGCGCTCCTGAACATATCAAACAACAGGCTATTGCTTTTCAAAATCAAGTTTACTCTGTTATATTACTAGCTATAATAAATGCAATAAATTCTAAAAAAGTGACGTATGTGAATTTATTAAGGCAACAGGGCCATGATGACATGGCCGATATAATAAAGGAGCTTTAATTATGGCTATAACATCTGCGATTTGCACAAGTTTTAAACAAGAGCTTTTGGTTGGCACGCATAATTTCACAGCGTCTAGTGGTAATTCTTTCAAATTAGCTTTATACACTAGCTCTGCGACATTAGGCGCAGGCACCACGGCTTTCACCACCACAGGTCAAGCGTCCGGCACCAACTACACATCAGGCGGTAGCGCTTTAACAAATGTCA